AGTAAATCTCTTCTTGCCTTTGCATGAAGGCGCGAACACTTCTATCGCTTACATCCCTGCCAGAAAAAGCAAAGAAAGCTTCATTAGAAGACACTGACTGTGCATAGTCTTGAGACATGGCAAGTGCATTCTGGGCGGCTTCAATCTTACCCAACTTTATGTCACGTTCCATTTGTTGAGCGTTTGCTTCTGCCGCAGATTTCTGCGCCTTGCCAGAGCGAGCAGAACTATAAACACTCAATCCTAATGACACTAATTGGAAAATAGACATTAGAATACTAACTCCGCTATTAAGCCATTAACCTGTAAAGATAACGGCGCTGACTGGCTAATGGTAACCTGTGGAGATCTACCGTAACCCATTAGTCTAAACTCTTTGGGTCCAGTAAATGCAACTCTATCCACAGACATGTCATCTGTAACTTGGCGAATAACCAGATTGGTATTATTAACACTGACTGATAGCGTAGAGTTAAGATCAACAATAACACTAGCAAGACTTCTAACCTTACCGCTAACAGGACCAGCTTGTGTGTTGGTATCTATAGGATTGGTCTTAAGATTTACATCAAACTTATAACCAATCTCAGCAGAGTTTAATAACTCAACAGCACTAACATCAACATTACCCCCACTGACAGTAAACTGCCCAATGTAATCGCTGCCACTAATAACGTCAACAATAGCACCGTTTGCAAACTGAGAAGATACTGTAAAGATTCCGCTATTAGTGCTGGTAGCCGCATAGGTTTTAGACATGTCGGTGTTGAATCCAGTTTCAAACTCACACAGAACAATCTTTGTATTGCTTTCATTTGTTGTAGCCAACCTAGTAGTGTCTAAACTTACTATTGATTGTAAGTGACTGTAATCAGTTTGGCGAACTGTAACAATATTCGCGGCTGGATTTGCTACAGTAAAATCAGCATGTGCATTAATAGCAGTGTAGATATTATCAGCAGTAGTATTGTTGCTTTCGTTTGGTCGGAATCCTGTGGAAGATGATGGAGATGAGCCAGAAGAAGCCTCAGATGTAAAAGTAACTGTAGTGCCGTCCGCTTTAGTTAGTATTAAAGTAGTGCCAACCGCAATGTTTGCATAATCAGTAACAGTAATTGTAGTTGTTCCATCACCCATGGGAAATGCAACATTAGCAAACACCCTGTCATCTATGGTTGCTGTAGAATGAAAGTTACCTTGGCTAGTAAACTCAGCCCAGCCAGCGCGTTGCTCTGCCCTATTGGAATTAAACACTGCCATATTGCCAGCAGAATTTATAACAAAGACATAACTCTCAGAGCGATCTATAGCACCATAGAAAGTATTCATTTCTATAGGAGTGGATATTAAATGCGAAGATAAAGATGAAACAGGAACTGCTGTGTATGCCTCCTCTGTATCTGTAAACAAATACTCGCGGACAATAGCACCACCACTTTGAATGAATACAGTAGCACCATCAAGAACTTGAGGGCGGATATGATCACTGCCAAAAGGAGTTTGCCTTTTGATCTGCGCGTTAGTAGGAGTAATAGGCTTATCTTGGAAAGAAGGAACGTACATTTCGGAAGATGCAGTAAAGACTTGTAAGTCTCTATTGGAAACCAAATGCCTGATTTGCTGAACCTCTCCAATACTAGCGGTAAGATGAATTGAATCAGAATCATCCGCATCGCCAGTATCAAAGTTATAATAAGATGCTGACTTACTCATCCAAATTGAATCAGGTTGGGCTAGTGTTCCAGCAAAACACAATCTGTTTTCATGAAAGGTAACGGCAGATGGAAACCCTCTAAGACTAGAATATGATTGCTCTGCCCAATCTGTAGTAGGAGCAGCCGATGTTATCTTAGGAGAACCTCCGCCATCTATAGATGCATTAGCAGAACCGCCAGCAGTAAAGGTGTAACGATTGTCATCAACAATACCTGTGATTGTTCTGGCGCCATTAAGATTGCTAGTAGAGATATTGCCTACAGCAGCGCACTCAGAAAGCGTAATTGAATCGCCAACCTTCATGCCGTGGCTAACATGCGTTACTTCTACCGTTGCAGAACCGTCAATAGTTCTAAACGCGTTTACTTTAAGCTTTGTAAATAAAGCATCTAATATAGTTCCAGTTGCTTGAAGGCTAGATTGAACAGAAGTAATTAATATTTCCGAACTATGATGAAGCAATGTAACGCCAACATGCTTAGAGTTTGCAAAGTTTCCATCACTTGGCCTATCAAAATAAGAAAACCCACGATCAATAGTAACACCAGCAGTTACGGCCCCAGCTGGATTGGTACTATATTGTATTCCAGTAATTCTTTTAAAATACTTAGTTCCCGTTGCCGTGCCGCCACTAGCGCCAGTGATTGCATCAGCTATCCCAGCGCCACTTACATCAGTTCCAGAAACTGTAAAAGTTTTGCCACTGTCATTCCCAACCGAAGTAATAGTAACAAGCCTACCATAAATAAATGTGGCGACACCGTTAGCTATTAATGCACCATTCATAGTTAAAGTAGAACCACTACCATATGTAGCAGATTCTGAAAGGCCATCTGGATCAGCAACGCCCTTGGAATCACCAGTTATTAAAGTAACACTGCCAGTAGTCCCACTAGGATTTAATGCTACGTTAGAGCTATGAAAGTTATAATAGGGCTGATAAATTTGTTTCTCATCAGACCTAGAGTCAAAACTAAACGGCTCTACTTGAAATTCAGTGAGGCTAGTCCTGACAATCTGACTTGTTTTAAATGTTGGATGACAGATAAACATAACATCGCCAGCTTGGGCAAACGTATATTCATGGATTAAAGTATCTAAGAAGGGTAATGCATCACCGTTTATATCCGCAGTTATAGTAGACGTTAGAGATACAACCCCACTTGAAGGATCAATGATAAATACCCTGACCTTAGCATTCTCCATAGAAACTATGTACTGCTCATCGTCAGAGAAAATAAAAGGCATTAGTCTGGACTGATGAGTCTTTGCGCTGCTGTAAGTTATATCAGCAAACTTATAGATGTGACTAAGGCCAGCACGTTTAATCACGCCGCCTTCAGACCTAAGAAAGAAGTTCTCAACCTTCTGAGCGGACGCCGTATATACAGCAGTATCAGTTCGCGATAATAGCGATGGACTAACTTCACCAAACTGAAAGTTAGTTATCGGAATACTTACCTTCTGCATTTAACTACGCCTATTAGAAATAAATCTTGATGTATCCAGCTTACGATTTGTTTGTGATTGAGAGTCTACGCCCCTTGCTTTAGCCATTAGGAATGCAGCCTTTTGATCCATAAGCTGAGAGAGACTAGCATCACGCGCTAATGATATTGCGAATACAGAGGCAAGCTGAAACTGTACGGACATAATGAAATAAGAAGGCCAGTATTGTTCAAGAACCCTGTACGTGTAATCTGCTATGACTTGATCCGAAGCATCCGCATTGCAAAACAAATTATCGCTATAGGTTTGGAACTCAATATTAAATCCATTTACAGTAAGAGCATGAATCATAAGAGAGTCGCTAGGCATTTGATATGATGCTTCATACCTTCCAGTGGGCGCATCACTTAATCTATTTAATACAAGTTGGTTTGTTGCAAAGCGCCATCGGGTATTAACCAAGGCCGATTGAGCAACATCCTCATACATATTAGAGGATATTAAAGCTTCATTGTTTCCGTCATCAAATGAAGTAATAGGTTCCGCTCCAATAAGAATTAAAGCGCGACTACAAATGTCAACGGGCGAATTGGATGAGGTGCTTGTTACTGCCATGTAAGTAGTAAGGGGGCCGAAGCCCCCCTCCCTTTAATCGCTATCTGTTTCAACAACGGCTGTGCCATCAGACACATCCACCACTGAACCTGTATTGGTCAGCACAGTTACAAAGTTAGTTGTGGGTACGTTTGTATCCTGCACAATAATTAGATCACGAATGTTTAGCATTGCTGCTGCATCATTAAAATACCCAGCACTATTAACTGCTGCAATCGCGTCTGCTGTTCGGTACATCCAAAGGGCGGCGCCACTGGCACCTCCAATACGATGTAGACCTGCTGCTGCGTAAGCCATTTAAAAGTTCCTTTCTTAAGTGTTGTTGTCCAGAACTTCACAAATACCATTGGCGTCAATACCGACAGCGCCCATAGACATCATAGAGTTGGCAAGGTGAGATGCTTTTTCAGCAATGTAGTTAATCTCGGTAGCAACCTCAGCATTAATTCCAAGACCAACAGACGAGGTATGATACGCAATATTCTTACCAGCCGTTACAGCAGAGGTAGAGAATACTTTGAAGCCCATGAATTCCTTCATAGTCATACCACCAGCAAACGGTAGGTTTGCATCGCCAACATAGTCAGACGAAGCGAACTGTGTGATTGCAAAGAGATCAGCAAAACCCTTTGGGTGCATTGCCAAGTAACGCTGTCCGTCTTCTGGAACGTCATTAACGCCCATAGTTTCAAACAACGATAAGACGTCAGCAATTTCAAGAGCCGAGCTAGTATCGTGAATCGCTGTACCACCAGCCGCATCCATAGCTGCATAAATCAACTCGTCGGTCTTACGACCAAGAGCAGCAGCGGCGGATTGGGCAACGGCTTGACGCTCGTTGATATTAGTTTTTAGCTCGTCCAACTTATCAATATACTCAGGAGCATAGTAATCAGTCATAGTTGCTTCTACGGTTGTGTGTGCCAATTCCATAGGAGTGACGTTACCGTTGCGAGATTTAGTAGTGGCTACTCCACTACCCATTTTTTGAAAGCGAACAACAGACGCCGAAGCGTTTGCAGTGCGAACAGTATTTCGCAGTTTAGAACCCATGCGCTGGTATGCCAGATGAACATCGGATTCAAACTGCTTGATGAAGGCTGTGTCAATTGTATTAGCCATTTCAAGAGTCCTTTGTTAAGATTGCATTTGTACTCTGGGTATCCTTCTGCATCCTCAACGTAGTTATCCTTACGGGCTACTCAGTGCATTACGGGCCGTGACGATCAAGCGTAGACATTCTTTTGTTAAGAATTGCAACGCACAAAGTGATGCTCACCCGTATAGCTTTTGATAAGAGTCTTGAACTTGCTTAACATATTGGGGATCGCGTTTCTGCGGATTCCAATAACGCTCGTCCTTTTGCATGGTGCGCAAAGAGTCCTCGGTGATCTGACTAGAGGGAGCAGCTTCGCCAATCATTGAAGGAGTTTTTAACTTCTCCATTATATGTTCAAGCGCTATAACGCCGTCCGCAGTTTCGCACATGCGTTCAATAGCGCCAAGAGTTTCCTTTGGAAAGAATTGATTAGCAAACAAATTAACAGCTTCAATTCTATCATTTGAGGAATCGCCAAGACGCGCAGCTTCCGCTTCAAGATTAGGCTCGTCCCTTCCTAAAGCTTTAGAGAAAACCTCAAGGCCCTTTTCAAATTCCTCCTGCCCAAGTCCGCTATCAAAGGAATGCGAAGACCACCAATCAATGAACTCATTATCAACAGAGTCTTCTGTGCTAATGCTATCGGGAAGTAAGTAATCACCCTTAGTGGCTGGACGATCTGCGTATGCTTCTTTTTGCATTTCCTCTTGCCAAGAAGCTTTTAGGTCTTCTTCTTTTGAACCCAGCTTCGTAGATAATTCATTGTACGCTTTGCCCAAATCCTCTGGCGAGTTAAACTTCTCAGGCAACCAATCCGGTCTATCGGTCTGCGTTTGCGTAACTTCACTAACTGCTTCTGTGGGTTGAGACGGTTCATTGAGTAAAGACTCAGACATTCTTTTTCACCTTGTGTGCATGATTTATTCGGGACTCAATTAAAGCAACAATATATCGCTGGCCTTCTATGTGCCTTAATTCTTCAGTAGTTACATTTGGTCCGTGTACTTGCTGTATTGTTATTGATTTCAAGTACTTAAGGAAAGACTGGCCTGCTTCAGTTGCAAACAATTGGGCAGCAACTAAACTAATTTCCTTGTCTTTATTTGCTTCTCTTGTATAGCCGTCAATCCCAATGTTAGTTTTTGCGCCAGACATTCTATCTCCTATTGCTGTACCGGCGGCGCGGCTTGCTGCTGCATTTGCTGTTGTTGCATTTGCTGCTCTTGCATTTGCTGCGCCATTGCAACTATCTGCTTACGCTCCTCGGGATCACGAATCAACCCGTCAGGTACACCAAACTTCTTAGCAAGGTATGCTGCCGTTTCCTCAGAATTGATTAGAAGATTAAGAACC